TTGGTTAGGAGGTAATGCTTTATAAGTTACACCAGCACCAGCGTAAGAGAAATCATGTCCAGTTGTAATAATTAAAGAACCAAACTCTTCAACAGGCGCTTGTCTAGCAGCGAATTGGAATTGAGTTCTTAAATATCTATTAGTTTCTGCAGTTTCTTTCTTTTGTTCGTTAATAACAACAGCTGCACTTCCATACACTCCATTGTAATACGATTCAGCCGCTCTGATACTTCTCTCATTACCACCATAGATGATATCAGTTGCGATAGCATCTAAAATAAATCCAGTATCTCTATAACATTTTTCTTCATTGTAATCAAAAGTAGGGAATGCCGCATTTGTGTACGATATTGCCTTACCTTGTAATACTTTTTTCTCCGCTCTAAGTGCATTAGCTCCATTTTTATTTAATAAGAATGGGAATACTAATTGTTGTTGTTTGATTATCTTTTCAGCCAACCCTTTTGAGAAATCAATACCATCAGTTGTTTGTGGTTTTTGTTCCGTAGTTGCGATTGAAGGAATATAGTAGTAGAATGTACCTGCTTGTACTGCTCTAGCATTACCACCATATGTTAAATCAGTTGCTACTGCATCTATGATGTATCCTAAATCTCTACTACAACTAACTTCGTTGTATTCAAACTCACTCCAAGATGAACTTAGATAAGCGATTGTTTCTTTTTGTATAAATGTTGTATTATCTCTTAATAACTGAACACCATTTGTAATTTCAGCCGATGGAGTTGTGTATGGTAGATTCTGAACTACATTTTGTGAAGTTCCATTTGCGAATCTGATTCCATCAACAGTCGGGTCTAATTGATTTTGCTCTGAAGGTGTTCCAGCGTTTGTTGCTCTTGAAGGATATCTCCAATAGTACAATCCTGCATTAATACTTCTTTCATTACCACCATATACTAAATCAGTTACAGCTGCATCTATAATATATCCAGTATCTCTTCTACACTTATCTTCATTATATTTTACATTACTCCAAGAAGATGAGATAAACTCAATTGTTTCGTTTTGTACAAAACTTCTATTGTTTCTTAATAATTCAGCTGATGCAGATACTTCAGCAGATGCGGTAACAAATGTTATGTTTTCTAACACTTTTTCAGCCAATCTTGCTGAGTAATTGATACCATCAATTGTTTGATTCAATTGTCCATTTGGATTACTTTGGAAATTAACAGTTGCATCCGATGGATATAAGTAATAGTACTCACCATTTACTCTACCTCTTTCATTTCCACCATATAAGAAATCAGTTGCTACACCATTTAAGATATAACCAGTATCTCTCTTACATTTATCTTCATTGTAATCAAATGTACTCCAAGAAGAAGAAATATATGATATTACTTCATTTTGGATAAATTCTTTGTTATCTAAAAGAACTTTATTACCAGCTAATCTTTCAGCCGATGCCGTTACGAATATTTCGTTTTGTACTAATTTACTTGCCACATCACCCGCGTACTTAATACCCGTTGTAGTTGGTTCTAATTGAGTTGATGTTGCTGATGAAGGATATTTGTAGTAGTATTCTCCTGCAATTTTACTTCTTTGGTTACCACCATAAAGTAAATCAGTAGATACTGCATCTAAAATATGTCCAACATCTCTCATACAAGTTGATTCTACATAATCAAACCCTTCCCAAGAAGAACTTAGGTAAGAAATTGATTCAGATTGAATAAACTCTCTATTATTTCTAATTAATTCAACTGATGCTGATATTTGAGTTGATGGGAAATCAAATGTTACACCTTTAACGATTTGTTCAGTTAATTGTGCTGCGTAATTGATACCATCAATAGTTTGTTGAGCTTGAGAACCAGTTCCATTAGCTTCAGATGGGAATTGGTAATAGAATCTAGCATTTACCGAAGATGCTGATACAATTCCGTATCTTAAATCTTCTGCTACACCATTTACTATAAATCCAACATCTCTTCTACACTTAACATCATCATAATCAAATCCTACCCAAGAAGAAGAAATATATTCCACAACTTCATTTTGTATAAATGTTACACTTTCAGTAATCAATCCATAAGTAGTTAGGATATCTGAATCAGTAGAAACTGCCCCATAATTAGATGAAGTTGGTGTTGAACCTGTTCCATTTGAGATTGCATCTGATACAATTGCGAATGAAGATGAAATTGTGTTAAGAATTGTAATATCAGTTATATCACCTCCAGTTGCTGGTGAGAATGAAGTTACTTTAATTCCATTATCGGTATTCAAACTTCCAGTTGGAATAAATAATGTTTCTTTGTTAACTAATTTTTGAATTAAATCTTTAGTATAGATTAATGCATCAGTTGTTTCATCTAATTGGTTATCAGTTGCTTCAGATGGGAATCTATAATAGAATTCACCAGCGGTTAATGCTCTTTGGTTTCCACCATATCTTAAATCAGTAGCAACAGCATCAATAATAAATCCAGTATCTCTACTACAACTTAATTCATTGTATTCAAAGTTTGGATATTTAGCGTTTACGAATGCTACAGTTTCAGCTTGTAAGAATTCTCTATTTTCTCTGATTGTATCATAAACATAATCAACTTCATTTGATGCAGTTTGGAATATTGCTCCACTTACAATTTCTGATACAAATCCTTGTACGAAATCTACTGCAGTTACAGTTGGGTCTTTTTGTTTATTCTCATTTGGTACACCACCAATTATTGCTGCTGATGGATATCTATAATAGTAATCTCCAGCATTTACACTTCTTTCATTTCCACCATAAAGAAGGTCAGTTGATACTGCATCTATAATATGAGTAATATCTCTTTTACAAGTTATTTCATTATAAGTAAATCCATCCCAAGAAGATGATAAGAATTCAATTGTTTCATTTTCAATAAATTCTCTATTGTTTCTAATTAACTCATAAGAACCACTAACTAATGCGGATGCAGTCTGGAATGTGTATCCTCTTACTATACTTTCTGCTAATCTACCAGCGTAGTTAATACCATCTAATGTTTGTTGTAATTGTGCACCCTGTGCTTTAGATGGGAAATCATAGTAGAACTTACCATTGAATATAGATGAAGAGTTTGCGTTATACAACATATCTTCAGCTGCTCCACTTATAATTGCCCCAATATCTCTACTACAACTCGTTTCATTGTAAGATGCAGTTGACCAAGAAGATGATAAGTAAGCGATACTTTCACTTTGAATAAATTCAATGTTATCTTTTAGTAAGTTGTAAGCTGCTAATGTTTTTGGTGAATCGGATGGTGTTCCATACTCAACAACAGTTGGTAATGAACCAGTTCCATTTTCAACAATTGTAGTTACAATTGCGATTGATGATGAAATCAATCTTTGTTGTAATCTATCTCCAAATGATTCTGATGTTATTTGAACTGCATCAGTAACTTTAATTAAGTTATTTTTATCAGAGTTATTCTTAACAACAGTTGGTTTAACAGAAGTACCATTTTGTAATATATCTTCAATTATACCAATTGATGATTTTACTTTGTTAACTTCAGTTATAGAACCAACAATAGAAGAAGTAAATTGATTTGTATTAGTTACTTTAATATTGCTTTCAGTATTATTTACAATCGCTGGTAAAACACTTATTGAATTTTTATCAGTTCTAACAAATTTATGAACTGATTGAGGTAAGTGTTTAACCGCTGCTTTAGATGCAGATACAAATGTGTGTACCGATTGAGGTTCATGCTTAACAGCGTTTGCTGAAGCTGATACAAATGTATGTAACGAACCAGAAGCACTTCCAGCATTTCCTACATTAATTGTAAATGTACCAGTTTGTCTTTCAATACTATTTTGTTCTGCTGATACGAATGTGTGTTCACCAACATAAGATGAAGCACCAATATTAATTTTAAATGTATTTGTAGTTACATCAGAAATTGGTAACCATCTTCCAGATGGATAATCATAGTTAGGTCTTGGATAAGATTTTTTAACTTTATTTCCATCCAATATACAAGTATAAGATAATCCGTTATCAGAAATCTTAATATAATCACCATTAGTAAAATTATGATTAGCTATTGTAATAATAACATCACCAGTTAATGAGTTATATGGAGCATCGGTTGGTGTATGTTGAGTTTTACCAACTGAAGTAATTACTATTGATTGTTCTGCATATGGGTCTGAACCTAATCGTGGATAAGAATGGGTTGTAGCATCTGAATCTTGGTCACAAGTAAATGCAAATGATTCATTTTCCAATACCACACTTCTACCAACTCCTAAACCAAATGATTCAGAAACAGTTAAAGTCATATCACCACTTAATGCGTTATAAGATGCAGATACAGGTGTAAAGTATTTATTCGGGCCCGATACTCCTACATTTACAGTCATTGTAGTATCAGTTACCGAAGTAAGTTTCATTGAACGACCAGCGTAAGGGTCTATTCCTAATCTCGGATATGATTTAGTAGATTGGTCATTATCCATATCACAAGTAAATGCAAATGAACCAGTATCTAATACGATACCCTCCCCAACACTTAATGTGTGAGTTCCAGTTGTGATTACGAAATCACCAGTTGCTGGGTTATAAGTTGCGTTAGATGGAGTCCATTCAACATTAGGACCCGATGCTCCTACATTTACAGTTATAGTATCATCAGTTTTTGATATTATCTCTAATTTATTAGTATAAGCAGGTTGGCCAACTGATGGGAGTTTATGTTCAGTTTTATTTCCATCCATATCACAAGTGAATACGAATGATTCAGGTCTTATATAAATTTCTTCTCCAACATCTAAGGTATGATTTGGAATAGTAACTATAAAGTTTCCGTTAAGAGGATTATAAGCCGCAGTTGTTGGTGTAAATGTACCAACACCATTTTCAATGATATTGATAATTTGACCAAATGAAGAACTTACAATACCAAATTCAGTATCAGTTACAAAAGTACCACTAGCAGTTACATAAGAACCAGTTGTTAGTTGTTGTGGAGCATCCAATGTATCATCAAACCATTTAGCTAATGCGAAAGGAATATCATCGGTTCCTAATCTGATAATATCATTAATAAATCCTACACTTCTAGTTACATAAGCTGATTCAACTCCACTACCACTTAAAGAAGAAGTAAATTGAGTTGTATCATTAATTTTAATTAACCCTTCAATGTTTTCAGTTAATATAGGTAATGTACTTACTGAATCTCTATCAGTTCTAATAAATGTATGAGCTGATTGAGGTAAATGTTTTAATGCCCCATTCGAAGCTGATACGAAAGTATGAACTGATTGAGGTTCATGCTTAACTGCTCTATTAGATGCAGATACAAATGTATGAATTGAACCACTTGCACTTCCACCATCACCAACATTAATTGTAAATGTTCCATCTTGTCTCTTCAATCCATTAGTAGTTGCTGATACAAATGTATGTGAACCTACATATGGTGAAGAACCTATATTGATATCGAATGTGTTAGTTGTTACATTAGAAATTTCTAACCATCTTCCACTTGGATAATCGTAATTAGGTCTTGGGTAAGATTTTGTAGTTGTATTATTATCTAATACACAAGTATAAGTTAGAGAGTTATCATCTAATTTGATGTAATCTCCATTATTGAAATTGTGATTAGCTATTGTAATAGTTACATCACCAGTTGCCGAATCATATGGTGCATCAGTTACACTATGAGAAGTTGTACCAACTGAAGTAATTTTTATTGATTGTTCTGCGTATGGGTCTGAACCACTTCTTGGGTAAGAGTGAGTAGTTGCGTTACTATCCATATCACAAGTAAATGCGATAGATTCGTTTTCTAACACTACACTTCTACCAACACCCAATCCGAATGATTCAGAAACAGTAAGAGTCATATCTCCACTTAGAGCGTTGTATGAAGCAGATACAGGTGTGAAATATTTATTCGGACCTGATGCCCCTACATTAAATGTCATTGTAGTATCAGTTACATCCGTAAGAGGAAGTGAACGTACTGAATATGGGTCGATTCCTACTCTTGGATATGATTTAACTGATTGGTCATTATCCATATCACAAGTAAATGCGAATGATTCAGCTGACATTACCACACCCTCTCCAACACTTAAACTATGACTTGCCACAGTTACAACAAATTCCCCAGTTGCTGGGTCATATGATGCAGTTGTTGGATTGTATTCTACATTTGGACCTGATTTACCAACATTTACAGTTATAGTATCTGATGTTGTTGATTTAATTGTTAATCTATTATCGTAAGCAGGTTGTCCAATTGATGGAAGTTTGTGCTCAGTTCTATTACCATCCATATCACAAGTGAATACAAATGATTCAGGTTTCAGATAGATACTATCACCACTATATAAATTATGCTTAGGTACAGTCATTACAAAATCACCATTTGCAGGGTCATAAGTTGCTGTTTTAG